AAGGTTCTATTGAATTCTCTAATAATTCTAGAATCATTGCAGCTGCAACATCTGGTTCATCTATCCGTGGTCTTTCCATTAACCTTTTGTTTCTGGATGAGTTTGCATTTGTAGAAGATGCTGCTACATTCTATACTTCCACCTATCCTGTTGTAACTGCTGGTGAAGAAACAAAAGTAATTATTACCTCTACAGCAAATGGTGTAGGTAATCAATTCCATAAAATTTATGAAAGTGCTGTTCAAGGTACAAGTGAATATAAACCATTCCGTGTAGATTGGTGGGATGTTCCGGGTCGTGATGAAAAGTGGAAGAAACAAACTATCTCAAATACTTCAGAACTACAGTTCCAGCAAGAATATGGTAATACGTTCTTTGGTACAGGTAACACTTTGATTAGTGGTGATGCACTATTAAATATGCGATCATCATTACCTATAGAACAACATGAAAATATTAAAGTTTATGAACACCCTATCCCTAAACACGATTATGTTCTTGCAGTAGATGTATCAAAGGGAAGAAACTTAGACTATTCAACTTTTAACATTATTGATATTTCTACTAGACCATTTAAACAAGTCTGTACTTATAGAAGTAATAAGATTTCTCCTATCCTATTTCCAAATATTATTCATAAATGGGCATTAAAATATAATGAGGCTTATGTACTGGTAGAATCAAATGATGCAGGTTCTGTAGTAGCTAATGGTCTTTACTATGATATTGAGTATGAGAATGTGCATGTAGAGTCTATGATTAAAGCAAACTCTATTGGCATTACTATGAATAGAAAAGTAAAACGTATTGGTTGTTCTAACTTTAAAGACTTGATTGAAGAAAAAAGATTAATTTTACATGATATGGATACTATTGCAGAATGTTCTACTTTTGAATCAAAAGGTGACTCTTATGAAGCAACAGATGGCAACCATGATGACTTAGTAATGAATTTAGTATTATTTTCGTTTTATGTTGGTACAGATTTCTTCACAGAATTAACAGATGTAAAGATTAAAGAAATGTTATACCAACAAAGAATTAGAGAGATTGAAGATGAAATTGTGCCTGTGGGAATTTTTGATGATGCAACTGAAGAAGAAAAAGGTGAATCCATTGATGGTGACGTTTGGTTTACTCAAAGAACAGAAATGTTCTAAAATCAGATATTTATAAATATTATTGTTGTTTTGACTATTCTTATCATGGGTAACTTATTATTAATTCAAACGAAAAAAAGGAAGACCGAAAATGGCTTTTTTCACGCCTTCACTGTCTCCAGCTGTAGTAACCCGTGAGATTGATCTCACTGGAATTGTCCCTAACGTAGCCACATCGACGGGTGTGATCGTAGGTAACTTTCGCTGGGGTCCGGTTGAACAACCGACTGAAGTAGATAACGAAGCAAGACTTGTTTCTTTGTTTGCCTCTCCTGACACAAATAACACAGTAGATTTTAACTCTGCTGCATATTTTACCAAATACTCCCAAGAACTTTTAGTTGTTCGGGAAGTAACAGATGCTGCTAAAAACGCATTCTATGACGACTCTGGGGCATGGACTGATGCTGGTTCCAGAACAGCACGTCTTATTAAGAATGGTGCAGATTGGGATAACACAATCTCGGCGGCAGATAGTGATACTCACTCATTCATTGGCAAGTACCCCGGTGCACTTGGCAACAGTATTCAGGTTCAAGTCTGTCCATACAGTGCAACGGACTCTGCCTTCACTGGTTGGTCTGGTAACCTGAATTTAGAATTTGATGCTGCTCCTGATATGTCTCAGTTTGCAGCAAGTCAAATTGGTGCAGACTCTATTGGTGTTAGCAAGGTACATGATGAAGTTCATGTTGCTATCATTGATAAAGAAGGATTGTTTAGTGGTCAAGTAGGTGGTGTTCTTGAAACATTCCCATTCCTTTCCCTTGCATCTAATGCAAAGAATGCAGACGGTTCTACAAACTACATTGCAGACGTACTGAACACTCAGTCCAAGTATGTTTGGCTTGCTAATGCAGCTAACCTTGACTCTGCATTTAATGCAGCAGGTGCTGGTACTGATCTTGTAGATTCTGCTGATGACTATTCCCTGACTGGTTCTGCACAGACAGTACAAACCTATAACCTTTCTGGTGGTAAAAACTCTGGCTCTCTTGGTACTTCTGAGATTGCAACAGGTTTTGACACAATCAAAGATGTTGATGCATATCAGGTAGATTTCCTGATTGCTCCACACAACGCTGGTTCTGATGCACAGGCAGTTACTGATCATGTTACAGTTATTAACAACATGACAAGTATTGCTGCTGTAACTCGTAAGGACTGTGTAGTTGTAGCATCCCCACCAAAAGGTGTGTTGACAAGTGTTGACCCTGTAGGCGATACTGTAACATTTGCTAACAGGCTTACAAATAGTTCCTACTGTTTCTTGGATAACAACTATCTGAAAGTCTTTGACAAGTATAATGACCAGTACATTACCATCCCGGCAGCTTCCTCTACCGCTGGTCTGATGGCTCAAACAGACTTTACCACAGCACCTTGGTTCTCCCCTGCGGGTACAAGAAGAGGTATCTACTTTGGCGTAACAGATATCTTACACTCACCTGATAAGGGTGAAAGAGATACCCTGTACAGAGCCAATGTAAACCCAATTACTAACCTTCCCGGCACAGGCATTACCTTGTTTGGTGACAAGACCATGCTGCGCAGACCTTCTGCATTTGACAGAATTAACGTGCGCAGACTGTTCCTGACACTGGAAAGAGCAATTTCCAGTGCTGCTAGACAGGTTCTCTTTGAGTTTAACGACGAATTCACCAGAGCAGAATTCGTAAATATCGTTGAACCTTTCCTGAGAGAAGTAAAGGGTCGTCGTGGTATCACTGATTTCAGAGTAGTTTGTGACGAAACAAACAACACACCTGAGATTATTGATCGCAATGAATTCATTGCTACTATCTTCATTAAGCCTGCTCGCTCGATCAACTTTGTTACTCTTAACTTTGTTGCTACTCGTACCGGCGTAGACTTTGAAGAAGTAGTTGGTCTGTCATTCTAAACCGCTTAACTAAGGAGATATAAAGATGGCTATTCTTGGAGTTGATGACTTCAAAGCAAAACTGAAAGGTGGCGGTGCTAGACCTAATTTATTCAAGGCAACGATCAACTTTCCCGGTTATGCAAACGGTAATGTAGAACTTACCTCTTTCATGTGTAGAGCAGCACAACTTCCTGCTTCAGTAATGTCTGAAATCATTGTACCATTCCGTGGTCGTGAGTTGAAGATTGCTGGTGACAGAACGTTTGAAATCTGGTCGCCTACAATTATCAACGATACAGACTTTGCTGTAAGAGATGCAATGGAACGTTGGATGAATGGGATCAATGCCCATTCTGACAATAGTGGTCTTACAAACCCTGTAGACTACCAAGCTGATCTTATTGTAGAGCAACTTGATAGAGATGGTTCTACTATCAAGACCTACAACTTTAGAGGTTGTTTCCCAACAAACGTTTCTCCAATTGATCTGTCCTATGATCCGGCAGCAGCAATTGAAGAATTTACTGTAGACTTCCAAGTCCAGTATTGGGAATCTAATACAACATCCTAACAGGATGACTAAATAGGGGGGAGAATACACTCTCCCCTATACTATTTTCGGAGAAAAGTTTTGGCTGAAAGTGATACTAGTTTAAAGTTGTTTGGTTTTGAAATCAAACGGCAGAAGCAGAAAGAAAAAGAATCATTACCATCTGTGGTTCCACCTATGGACCAAGATGGTTCTGGCTATGTTACTGCATCTGGAACACACTATGGTTCCTTTGTAGACCTTAGTGGTGAGCAAGCCAAAGATGATAAAGATTTAGTTAGAAAGTATCGCACAGTTGCAATGCATCCTGAAGTAGATGCTGCTGTTGAAGATATTGTTAATGAAGTTATTTCTGGTGAAGATGAAGTTATTGAATTGAATATGGATGAAGTTGAGACTTCCGATTCAATCAAAAAACAAATCAAAGAAGAATTTGAGAATATTGCGGGTATGCTTGACTTCAAGAACTATGCTCATGATATTTTCCGTAGGTACTATGTTGATGGTAGAATGTATCACCATCTGGTTATTGATCCTGCAAGACCACAAGAGGGTATTCAGGAAATCAGACCTATTGATGCACTGAAAATCCGTAAAGTAAAAGAGATTAAGAAAGAGAAAGACCCTAAGACTGGTGTTGAACTTGTTAAGACAGTCAATGAGTATTTCTTATATTCTGAAAACAATCAAACAACATACTCTTCTACTATGAAGGGTGGAACTACTGTTAAGATTTTTCCTGATGCTATTAGTTATGTAACAAGTGGACTATTAGATCATTCTCGTAAAAAAGTAGTTTCATATTTACATAAAGCACTCAAGCCTATTAACCAATTGCGTATGATGGAAGATGCACTGGTTATTTACAGACTTGCCCGTGCACCTGAAAGACGTATCTTTTATGTTGACGTAGGTAACTTACCTAGAAACAAGGCAGAACAATACCTTAAAGATATCATGACCAGATACAGAAATAAACTGGTATATGATGCTAACACAGGTGATATTAAAAATGAGTCCAAGCATATGTCTATGCTGGAAGACTTCTGGTTGCCAAGACGTGAAGGTAACAGAGGAACAGAAATCTCTACACTTCCGGGTGGTGATAACTTAGGTCAGATTGAAGATATTATATACTTCCAAAAGAAACTTTACAAGTCCCTTAATGTACCAGTTGGTAGACTAGACCCTGAACAGAATGCAAGTGGCATTCTTGGTAGGACTACAGAAATTACCAGAGATGAATTTAAATTTCAAAAATTTGTAGAAAGATTGCGTCGTAAATTTAGTGAATTGTTCTACAATATTTTAAAGAAACAATTGATTTTAAAAGGTATTATTACAGAAGAGGATTGGGAAGAGTGGAAGTATAATATTACTGTAGAATATATTAGTGATAACTACTTTACAGAACTCAAAGATTCAGAAATTCTCCGAGAAAGAATTAATATGCTCAGAGAGTTAGAGCCATATGTTGGAGTATTCTATTCTAAAGAGTGGACTCAGAAGAATGTTTTGATGTTATCGGATGATGACATTAAGCAAATGAAGAAAGAGATTGAAGATGAAGTAAAATCTGGCGAAGTCCCTGATCCAGACAAAGAAGAACCAGAAAACTAAATTATTATAAATATTACTACGAAATTTATTTTGAGGCAAACAAATGACTGAAATCGTTGATTTTTTGAATAATGTTACTACTAAGAACTTTGTTGAAGCAGAAAAGCAATTCTCTGAGTTGCTTAATGATAAACTTGCGACTCGTCTAGATGATGAGAAGATCAAGGTTGCTTCCAAGGTTTTTAATAATGTTTCTGATGATGTAGAACCAGAAACTGAATCAGAAGAAGTGGCAGATGAAGACGTTTAAAGAGTTTAGTCTCAACATCATTCCAAAAGGACACAAGATGGTTAAGGTCTTGCAGTCCAAAGATGGTGAAGTCATGATTACTAAAAAAGATAATAAATTTAATATTATGTTTGATAATCAGACTGTAGACACAGAGGACAATGAGCGGGATGCTATGAAGTCTGCCCGCAACTTTATTCAAATGATGAATAAGTCTAAAGGTTCTGGTGGAATGTCTACTAAAAATATTGGCGGTAAAAGAGCAGGTACAGGTGGATACTTCAAATGAAACTGATTACTGAACATACAGAAGAAGTAGAATACATTGTTGAATCCAAAGAGGATGGCAGCAAGAGCTATGTCATTGAAGGTATCTTTGCCCAAGCAGAACAAAAGAACCGCAATGGAAGAATTTATCCAAAAGCAATTTTGGAATCAGCAGTTTCTAAGTATGATAAGGAGCAGGTGCGCACACAACGTGCAGTGGGTGAACTGAACCACCCTGCGGGACCAATCATTAACTTAGATAAAGTTTCCCATCGAATTACTGAACTAAAGTGGAACGGTAATGATGTGATGGGAAAGGCACTTATCCTTGACACACCTAATGGTCAGATTGTGAAAGGTCTCTTAGATGGTGGGGTTAAGCTGGGTGTTTCGACTCGTGGTATGGGAACTCTTGAGCAAAAAGGTGGAGTGAACATGGTCGGTAGTGACTTTGTTCTTAACACTGTAGATATCGTACAAGACCCATCTGCACCATCAGCTTTCGTTAATGGTATTATGGAAGGTGTAGAGTGGATTTGGAATAACGGTGTCTTGGAAGCCCAAGAACTTGAAAGAATTGAGACTGAAATTAAGAATGCTTCTAGGTCTGACCGCTCTGCGGTTGAGATTCGGGAGTTTAAGAATTTCCTCTCTAAGATTAATCTTTAATAGGAGATAAACATGTCCGACCAAGAAATGTACGAAGACATTCAATCTGTTGAAGAGGTTATTGAGGAAGAAACTCAAGAATCTGATGAGGCAGTAGAAGTGTCTGAGGAAGCTGATGAAGTTTCCGAAGCAAAGAATGGTGTGGAAAGCCCTGAAGCAGCAATTGGTTCTGTCAATAAGGCAGCCCGTGCTGTTAAGAGCAAGGCAAAAGTTCCCGGTGGTGAAGCTGTTAAAGCACAACCAGCAGAAAAAATGCCTTCCACAAAAGCTGGTATGATCAATGCTATGTACAGTGAAATGTCCAAGATGAAGAAGTCAGACCTTCAGGCTGGCTACGGTAAAATCATGGCACAAATGAAAATGAAAGTACATGAAGATGCTGAAGCAGAAGATTTTGATGCAGATGACATTCATGAAAAAGCAGCAGCAGTATCTGTTGATGTAACTGCTGATATGAATGCTCTGGTAGAATCCGAAGCTACTCTTTCCGAATCCTTCAAGGATAAGGCAGCAGTAATTATGGAAGCTGCGGTTAAGTCCAAGGTTTCTGAAGAAGTATCTCGCATTGAATCTGAACTTCAAGAAGAATTTGATGAAGAACTGAAGACTACCCGTGAAGAAATGGTAGAGCAAATTGATGGATACCTGAGCTACGTTGTAGAAAAGTTCATGGAAGAAAACAAACTGGCTATCGAGTCTGGTCTGCGTGCAGAACTGGCAGAAGACTTTATGGTAGGTCTGAAGAACCTCTTCACAGAATCTTATGTTGACGTTCCTGAGTCTAAAGTTGATCTGGTAGATGAACTGCAAACTCAAGTTAACGACCTTGAAGAAAAACTCAATGAATCCACAGAAACCTCTATCTACATGTATGGTGAACTGGAAGCACTGAAGCGTGATGCTATCATCCGTGAACATTCCCGTGATCTTGCTGAAACACAGGTAGAGAAGTTGAAAGCCTTAGCTGAAGATGTAGATTTTGAAGATGAAGAAACTTTCGCTCAGAAGGTATCTACCATCAAAGAATCTTACTTCACAAAGAAAACCCCATCGGTTGTAGGTGAGGAAGTAGTAGAGGAAGTAGAAGAGGAAGAAGTTTCCGATTCTATGGCTCGTTACGTCTCTGCAATCAAAAGAACTGTAAAACAATAATTAAGGAAGGTGTATAGAAATGCAAGCTCCTGTATCTTACGACAATCTCGTAAAAAAGTGGGCTCCAGTACTGAATGAAGAAACTGCTGGACCTATTTCCGACCATTACCGTAAGCAAGTAACTGCTGCGATTCTGGAAAACCAAGAACGTGCTATGCGTGAAGAAGCTGCTCAGTCCTCTTTTGGTCAGCTTAACGAGTACGGCACTGATACCTCTAAGGTTGACAACTTTGATCCAGTATTGATTTCTCTGGTTCGTCGTGCTATGCCTAACCTGATCGCATATGATCTGTGTGGTGTACAGCCAATGACTGGTCCTACTGGTCTCATCTTTGCGATGAAGTCCAAGTACAAGAC